ATGGGGACCAGGAACTGTTCGACGTAAGCGCGGAAGCTGGTGCCGTTGATCGGCCCGTCGATGACGCAGGGGGCGGCGATCCGGTCGCAGCGCAATGCCGCCAGAAAGGTCAATGTCAATCGGCGTCAGGATCGAGCCGGGGATTTCATGCTCCGGAGCTCTCCGCGACCTTCTCTTTCGCTCCGACGAGGTCGCGCAATCTCTGCTCGGCTGCATTGCACTTTATGTATTGCCGGCGCTTTATGGCTGCCTCGGTGCCGCCGCGGCCACTTTCCGGATGCTTCGAAGCAAAGTCGATAGGTCGCTTGTCAGCGTCACCGATCGCGGCCGCGTGACGCAGGACATCGTCCTCGGCCTGCTGTGCGGTGCGATCATGGGCCTATTCGTCGGCTATATCGGCAAGGCGACACCGGATTTGGGGCTCGGTTTGTCGGCACTTGCACTGCTTACCGGCTATAATGTTTCTGGGGTCTTCGCTTTCCTGGACGAGCTTTGCAGTCGGGTGTTCCGGCCGACGCAAGCTGCCCAGTGAGACAACTGCGCACAGCTTGTCGTGCCACCTCCTCCGGCTTAGCGATGAACTCATGCGCACACGCCGCGCCCGACATCTTCGTCTCGGTGGAGCGAAACTTTGACCGCTGCGCTCGCAGTGCTACCCAAGTGAAGGGCGACCGTTTGATGCGAAACCGCCCGCGTGTCCCCGTCGGGCCGGTCAAAGCGCCTCGAGCATCGGCTCAACCCAATCGACCGAGACGTTGCGGCGCCCCATCAGCTCTATCTCGGCTTCGGTCAGGTGAATGGGCCCGAAGGCTGGGGATGGTGTTACATCGACGAGATCATGCTCGACCTCAGCGATCGCGCCACGCCGCACAACGGCCAGATCCCGCGCTTTTACTGATCGCCGCCGTCCGGAGCGGGTGGCGTCGATCATTCTACGCCAGGCGGATGATGCTCGCCAGGAACCGAAAGTTTGTAGACTCGCCGCTGGAGGGAAATGGATTCGAATTTTCGGTTCCGCATCTTTGTTGTCCTCCCCGCGCTCCGTGGCGAGAGGGCCGGAACGGGGGCACGGTTCAGCTCGATTTTTTCTGTGCGTCGAACCATTCCATGGAGCCCGGGGCGGGATTGGGTGGGGCGGGTTGCGGCTTTCGTTGCTGCGCGGCGAGGACCTCCTCGGCCTGCTGGCGCATGAGTTCATAAGCGCCCCAGCTCGTCATTGGGGGATTGAGCATTTCCAAGGCTCCGCTGCAGGCATCGACCTCGTCGTCATGGGCGAGATCGGGGAAGCCTTCGAGGACACGGAGCAGCTCCTCGTTCCAGGAACCCCGTCGGATCTTGACGTTGCCGGCGCGGCACTGCGAGCTGAACGGCCCGAACCGCGTCAGCTTATCGCCGGTCTCCGAAGCCGGGTTCACGGTAAAGCCGCTGAGCGCACGCACCAGGTGCTGTGCTTGGCTCTTGCCGGCCTGCCCCGGATCCTGGCCGAACCCGATGCGGACCCGTTTGCCGTCCTGCGCGGCGGTATCGAGCAGCAATCTTTCGACGTCGCCCGGATTGGCGCGCCGGCGCACCATGTCCAGGACCCAGTAGCCGCCACTTCGATCGCGGCCAAGTTTGATGCCGACCGTCCAATCGGGGTCGTTGAACTCGGTCTTTTCGGTAGCGGCCAGATCCCAATAGCGGACGATGTGGTCGAGCTCCGCCGGGACCTCATCGACCACCGTGCACCACTCTCGCTTGAAATAGAGCCCGGCGGCCGGCCGGATCTTCCAATTACCGCCAAGCAGCCGCTCGCACTCGAGCAGCGGCAGCGACAGCAGCCAGGCGAGATAATCCGGGTTGACCCGCAACAGAGCCGGGTTGTCGAACACCTTGGCCGGGATGAACGTGACGCTGATCGGCCGCGGAAGCTCAAAGCCCGGCGGCAACTCCTGCGGCCGCGGCAGGTGTTGCATCAGCTCTTCGGGCCGATCGGCCCACTCGATCTTTCCTGCGACGCGGATGTAGTAGCGCAGCATGCCGGCGCGCTCGGAGATCGGCAGGCCGGTCTCCGGGTCGATCCACCAGGCCAGGAAATCGGCGACCCAACTGTCCGCGTCCGGGTTGCAGGTGGCGCGGATGTAGGGCCGCACGCCGCAGGTCGAGCGATTGCGGCTGACCATATAGAAGAACTGATGCGCGGTGAAATGCGTCAGCTCGTCGAAGCAAATCAACGCGATCTGAGCGCCCTGCCAGTCGTAGACGGTGTTGTCGAACTGCAGGTGCGCGAATTTGATCTTGCCGCCGTGCCGCCAGCGCCACTCGCGTGCGCCGAGGTGCGGGATGCCGCCGAGGCGCGGATAGAAGTTTTGGCTCTCGTCCCATAACCCGCCGGGATTGGTGATCTGCGGCGTCGTGCGCCGGAAGCAGACCGCGGTAAAATTGGCGACCCGACGGACATATCGCAGCGGCTCGAAGATCAGTCCGACGGTCTTGCCGCCCCCCGCCGCGCCGCCGTAAATGCAGATATCGGCGGGGCTGCGCAGAAAGTCGGTCTGCGGTCCGGGTTGCGCCGAGATCGTGGGTGTTAATGGTACCGACATTCGTCACCGCCGAGAGCCAAAGCCGTCTATCCGTTGTTGTCGGGCAGCCGGGTGGGACCACCATCGGCAGAGGGCCCGGTGTTTTTCTTCTGCGCTGATCGCTCCTCATCAAGTCCTGCGCTTCGGGGCTGTCGCCGTCGTTTCCCGGCGAAATATTTTTCTTGGGCGTCCCGCAGCACTTGGGTCAGCCCGGGATCGCGGCAGTTGTCGGGCAGCACGAGGACCGCCTGCGACTCCGACTCGGCATCGGCGCCGGGGACCGGGTTGTCGGGCGTTTCCCGCAAATTCGCTCTCGTTTTCAGCCAGAAGATGATCGCGGCGATATTGCCCCCCTTGGCGGCAGCGAACAGATAGCCGAACATCGTCGCGTTGGCCTCGGCCACGCCGCGATCGAGTTCATCACGACAACGCTTGCGCAAGGTCTTCGGCGAGCAGCCAATGATCTTGGCGATGTCGTCCTGACGGACCCCGACACCCGCCAAGTATCGCACCTTCTCGCGCACCGCATCTGTCACGGCAAATGGAGGTCTAGCCATGTGCCGCTCCTGATTGATCGAGGCCCTGCCTTTGGGCGCGTTCGTCGAAGGATTGACCGGAGGTTTGATGCCTTGCGGCGCGGCCGGTGAAGGCCTGCCAGCGCCGTACGACGACATCAATATAAGCGGGGCAGAGTTCGAGGCCGTAGCAGACGCGGCCGGTCATTTCGGCCGCGATCAAACTCGTGCCCGAGCCGAGAAACGGGTCATAGATTACTTGACCCGGCCGGCTGTTGTTGATGATCGGGCGGCGCATGCATTCAACCGGCTTCTGGGTGCCGTGGCCCCAACTCTGATCGCGCTGCGGGCTGCCGAATGGGTTGTTGTTGGCAATCTCCCAGACCGTGGTCTGGGTGCGGTCGCCCTGCCACTGGCTGGGCTTGCCTTCGCGCACGGCGTACCAACAGGTTTCGTGCTTCCAGTGGTAATCGCCGCGGCCTAACGTGAAGTGCTGCTTGGCCCAGATGATCTGAGCGCGCCGCTGAAACCCGCAAGCGGCCAGACCAGCGGCGACGACGTCGCCTTGCAGCACTCCGTGCCAGACGTAAGCGACATCCCCCGGGAACAGCGCGAAGGCCTCACGCCAGTCGGCGCGATCATCGTTGAGCACCTTGCCCTGGGCAAGCTTGCCGGCGCCGAGCCCGCGGCGCGCTCGCCAGGACGGGTCGTAGGCAACCCCGTAAGGCGGATCGGTGACCATCAGGTCAGGCTGCTTTCCCGCCAGCACTGCCGCGACATCCGTCGCGCTGGTGCTGTCGCCGCAGCCAATCTGGTTGTCGCCCAACAGCCAGACGTCACCGCGATCCGTGACCGGTCGATCGAGGACTTCCGGGATGCTGTCGGGATCCGTCAGACCGCTCGGTCCAAGACCGGCCAGGATCTCTGCAAGTCGATCCGGCTCGAAGCCGATCAGGTCGAGATTGAATTTGCCAAATTCGAGAACCTCAAGTTCATTGCGTAACAGATCAAGGTCCCAGGTCGCCCGCGCCGCCAATTGATTGTCGGCCAGCCGATAGGCGCGTTTCTCCTCCTCGGTCCAACCCCGCGCGACGATTACCGGAATGGACGTCAGCTTGAGCTTTACCGCCGCACGAAGACACAGTTCGCCGGCAATCACCCTTCCCTCTTCATCGACCAGCACCGGCTTCGTCCATCCCCATGTGAGGACGGAGGCGATGATTTTGTCCCGATCGGCTTCAGTGTGAAGCCGGGGATTGTTCGCGTAGGGTATTAACCGTTCGATCGGCCAGCGCTCAATCCGGTCGGCCGGCCACGGCCGCGTCGGGTTCACGCCCGCGCTCTCTAATTGTGTCGACGACATGCTTCACCTCATCAACGGCCAATTCATCTCGGCCGAGGATTTGCGGCGTCGCGATCGGTGAAACAGGTCAGATGATTTAACTGGCCGAAGGTTTCATCAGGAGGTTTCCCGGCCT